CGGCCCCGTCGGCGCGCAGGGCCAGGCGCAGATCGCCTTCACTGAGGCCGTCGAACCTGTCGCCGAGCTCCTGTCGGCGTACAACTTCGATGAGGCGTCCGGCAATGCGCTCGACACCACCGGGAACGGTCGGGACTTCGCCGTCGCTGGCAACATGGCTAGGACCGCGTCTGGGCACACCGGGAGCGGCCTGACCACCACGGCGACCGCCACCGAAGCTGGGCCGAGCATGTTCGGCCAGACCGGTGGCCGCACGCTTATGGCCTGGGTCAAGGTCACCGCCGACTACACCGGCTGGATCTTCGAGTGGCACGACAACACCCTGGACACCGGGTTCTGGGGACTCCTTCGCCTGTCGGGGAGTATGGGATTCCGTGGCAGGAACGCCGCTGGGTCTATCGCGTTCGCCTCGGTAGCCCAGAGCGCCGACAGCGCCTGGCACCACTGGGCCGGTACGTACGACGGTGTAAACGTGCGCACCTACCTCGACGGAACACTGGTCGCGACCACCGCCCTGGCCAACGGCATCGACACCGCCCAGCCCGATCTGATCCGCATGTTCACGACGGCGGCCAGCGTCACGGTTGACGACGTCCGGGTCTACGATGGAGTGCTGACTCAGTCCGAGATCAGCGCACTCAAGGACACCCCTGTCGCGTCGGCGGGCACGACCGGAACGCTGTCGGCGACCTTCACCGCTCAGACCGGCTCGCTTACCGGATCAGGTAAGGCCTCAGGCGACCTCGCCGGAACCTTCTCGTCGCAGACCGCCAGCCTGTCGGGCACGATCACCGCGCCCACCGGGACTCTGAGTGTCAGCTTCTCAGCCCAGACTGCCGCCCTGGCCGCCGCCGCCGAACTGGCCGGGACTCTCGCCGGGAGCCTGTCGGCCCAGACCGCATCACTGAGCGGGACCGGCTCGGCGGGAGGTACGCTTTCCGGCAGCCTCAGTGCGCAGTCCGCGAGCATGGCCGCCGCACTGGAGGCAGCGGCGTCACTCTCTGCGACATTCGCGCCGATGCAGGTCGACGCCACCGTGGTCGCTACTGCAGAAGCATCCGTATCCGGTACTTTTGCAGCACAGACTGCCGAATGGGATGGTTCAGCGACTGCTAACGGTAGTCTGGCGGCCGGCTTCAGTCCGCTGCAGGCATCCATGGCCGGGACCGTCCAGGTTGACCAGGCCACCGGCTCCATCGCGGCGGTTCTGTCTCCGATGTCGGCCAGCCTGTCCGCCGAACTGTCCGCATCGAGCGACCTGTCGGCTACCTTCTCCGCACAACTCGCGGAAGCCCTCGGTGAGGCAACTTCCGTCGGGTCGCTGTCGGGCACTTTCGCTGCGACTATCATTGCCCTGACGGGTTCGACCTCTGGGGAGCCGCGAGATATCGCCGTGGTGGTAGCCGTCGCATACTCTGGTCCTGAGTTCGAGAAGACGCCGTCCGACGTCGGCTTCTCGAGTGCGGCCCCCAGGGTGACGGCAGAGAAGAACGTCCACCACATCGTCGTAGGGAGCTAACAATGCAGGACCAGTGGAGAGCCGGGACTCTGGAGTTCATCGACTTCACCACGACTCTGACCGACCCGGACGGCGAACTGACTCTGGCCGAGGTCGAGGGCTTCGGCTTCAAGATCGCCGTGACTCAGTCGCAGGACACGCCCGCAGCGGAAGCGTTCATCACCCCCAGTGTCGAACCGGATATCACCGAGGACACCACGAACAACCTGTTCAAGGTGCGGATCAAGCATCTCTTCCAGGCCGACATCAAGGGCCTCAATAACGTCTGGCTGACCTTCGGGCCGACGCCGGAGCGTCCCATCTACCTCGCTGTCAGCTTCGTGGTCCTGTAACCTGGCGACGACAGCCCATTCGAGGAGGAGGCCCGCCGTGGTCATGACTGGAGGCCAGGCCAAGGGTCTCGCCCACGAGAACTTCCCGTCCTTCCTGCGCCAGCGGGAGAACGTGATGATCCTCGACGCCTGGGAGCGGGGCGAGCAGCGCCAGGCGAAGGAGCATGGCCTCAGCGGCATCGACGGCACCGTCTTCTCCCCGCGCGACCAGGAGACCACGGACGAGTACAAGAACCTGTCAAAACTGTCCGTCACCCCTCTAGGGGGGCTGGTGGTCAAGTCCCTTGCGCAGACCGTGTATGTCGACGGGATTCGGCGCGCCGGGAACACGGAGAACATGCAGGTCTGGGACTCCTGGCAGCAGAACGGCTGGGACGCCAAGCAGATCCCGCTCCACCGGGCCGCGATCAGTCACGGCCTGTCCTTCGCGACCGCGCGCCCGGACGTCTCGCCGCTGACCGGCGACAAGATGGCCAAGATGAGCGCATTCTCGGCCAAGCGCATGGCCGCGTTCTACGACGACCCCAACGACGAGTGGCCGACGATCGCGATCCAGGCCGACCCCGTTTACACGCGCGAAGGCTTCTTCGGCACCTGGACGGTCACCGTCATCGATGACGAGGCCGCCTACTACCTGTCGTGCGAGAACAACGGCGGCAGCCTGGACGACTGGACGTTCATCTCGTACGAGACCCACGGCATGCCCGTGCCGCCGATCGTTCGGTACGCCAACACGATCGACCTGGACGGGCGGGCAACGGGCGAGATCGAGTCGATCCTGCCGATGCTGGCCAGGGTCGACCAGAACACGTTCGACCGGCTCATCGTCCAGCGCTTCGGCGCGTGGAAGGTCCGGTACATCGCGGGCATGGCGAAGCCGTCAGACACCACGGATCACGTCGCCACAGCGATGCGCCTGAAGGTCGAAGACCTCCTGATCTCCTCGAACCCGGACACGAAGTTCGGCACGCTCGACGCGACCGACATCAAGGGCTTTCTCGACTCCGACGATCACGACCTGCGCATGCTGGCCGCGATCACGCAGACGCCGCCGCACCACATGCTGGGCCTGAGCTCGAACCTGCAGGCCGAGGCGCTGGCCGCCGCGACCGAGGGTCTGATGCGCAAGTCCGGCGACTTCCGCATGCTGAACGGGCAGAGCCACGAGCAACTGTTCCGCCTGGTCGCCGTCGCCAACGGGAACGCCGAGGAGGCGCGCGCGACCGACATGCAGGTCCGCTGGCGCGACACGGAATCCCGCTCGCTGGTCCAGACCGCGAACGGCCTGGCCCTGGTCGCCACCTCGCTGAAGGTGCCAGTCGAGATGCTGTGGGAGCGCCTCCCCGGCTGGACGGACAGCGACACCGAGCGGGCGAAGAACCTCGTGGAGTCCGGCGCGTTCGAGAAACTGGTGGCCGAGCTCGAGTCCGAGATCGCCGCCGACTCCGCGAAGAAGATGGCCGAGGCAGTGCCGCCCGAGCCGAAGAGCACGGGCGGGTCAGACAACGAGGCGAAGTGATGGGGACGACGGAGAAGCTCCTGCTGGCGAACATCGCCAAGGAGCTCCACGAGACGAATCGGCTCCTGGCGGTCATTGCCGGCCGCCACGAGCACCGATGGGTCGGCCCTGACATGGATGGTCCAATGCGCTGCCGCATCTGTGGGGAGGCGTACTAATGGCCGTCACCGCTGAGGCTGCCGCCGTCACCGAGGCGCACCGCGTAGCCCAGGCTCGCAACGGTGCCCTGGTGGCGTACGTGACTGCCCAACTCTGGATCCGCATGATCGACCCGGATGACATCGCCGGGTCGTCGGCGAACCTGATCAACCGGCTGATCCCTCTGCTCATGCAGCGGCGGGATCAGTCCGCCCTGCTCGCGCGCGAGTACTACCGGGAGTTCCGGGGCTTCGAGGTCAAGGGCGGGGACGGGTTTAAACTCCCCTCGATGACGGCGATGGACATCCCCTCGCTGTCGACGTCGCTGCGCGTCACGGGCGAGGTCGCACTGAAGTCCAAGATCGCCAGTCTGCCGCTGACGGAGAAGACACTGCCGTCGGTCCAGAAGGCGCTGATCAAGCAGGCGATCGAGGAGACGGCGACCAACATCTCCGGCTCGGCCACCCGCCACGTCATGAACGGTGGCCGGGACGAGATCCAACAGGCCCTGGACGAGGATCCGGTCGCGCTCGGCTTCATCCGCGTGACCGACGGCGATCCCTGCTTCTTCTGCGCCATGCTCGCCTCGCGCGGGCCGGTGTACGACGACGACAGTTTCGATGAAAGCGACCCCCGCTTCATAGGCGAGGGGTCGCATAAGGTACACGACCACTGCGGATGCTCTATAGAGCCGGTGTACTCCCGCAAGACGCAGTGGCCCGGTCGCGCCCAGGAGGCTGAGGAGGCCTGGATCTCGCTGTCGAGGGACCTGGGCCGGGTGCCAACCATCAACGACTTCCGCAAGAAGTGGGAAGGCCGTAGCTGACTCATTCAGTCTCTTGCGGGTTTCAATCAAACTGAAACCCGCTCAAGATTGAAAGCGAGGAGGATCGCCGTGCCGGGGAAGCAAGTTCGGAACTGGAGCCAGTACCATGCACTGCGCAAGAAGGGGATGTCGAAGGGCAAGGCGGCTCGCATAGCGAACGCGCACGCCAAGCGACGTCGCCGAGGCAGGAAGCGCAGGCGGTAATCCGGCAGATGAGATGCGCTCTTGACAGATCGTCTCGTATGCTCTAGCCATCGGGTGACTCAAGGTGGTCGCCCTCGAAGCCCGTAGGAGGGTGTCATGCCGAAGCTGCCTGAGAAGATCGAAGACTGGAACGCTCCGTGGGAGACCGCGACGGGAGAGTCCGAGATCGACAAGGACAAGCTGAAGCGGTATCTGTTCAACCTGCTGGGCGACAAGGAGAAGCTGCAAGAGCGGCTGACCGGCGTCACCACCGAGCGGGACGAACTGAAGACGGCGGCTGACGCCAAGGCTCGCGAGGGCGAGACCGAGACTCAGCGCCTGACGCGCGAGAAGATGGAGCTCGAGGCCCAACTGGTCGCGGCTCAGAAGGGCGACTCTTCGGAGGAGCTTCTTCGTCTTCGCGTGGCGCTGAAGAAGGGTCTGAACGACAGCCAGGCGAAGCGCCTGATCGGGACGACCGAAGAGGAACTGCTGGCAGACGCGGACGAGCTCCTGAAGTCGTTCGGATCGGCCGGCAAGTCCGAAGAGGGTGAAGGTGGCAGCGGTTTCGACGGAGTCCGTCGGGTGCCGCGCGGCCAGTACAACCCTGGTGACCCGAACCCCGGTGAGGGCGCTGACATCGACGTGAACAAGGCACTCGAGTCCATTCCTCGAGTCCGCTGACAAGACATCCGCACGTCCCCTGCCACGGGGGTCAAGCGGCCAGAACGATCTCGTAGGAGGTCACCGTGGCAGTCATCAAGGCGAAGCCGGAGAAGATCATCGACTTCTTCCTCGGGATGGTCGGTCGCGAGCTTCTCGGCCCGGACCTGATCACTCGGGTGAGCGACGACTTCTTCAAGGGCGCGCAGAACGACACCGTGAGCATGCGGGTGGGCAACCTCCGTGCGGTCGCGCGTGACTACGACTTCCGTACTCGCACCGCGCCGATCGTGCTGGACGACATCGAGGGTGGGGACACCATCCCGATCACGCTCGACCGGCACGTCTACTCGGCCACCGGCCTGACGGATGAGCAGCTTACGCTCGACAACATCGAGTTCGCCACCGACGTCCTGACCCCGCAGGTCGAGGCCGTGGTCGGCAACTACGAGGACAAGGTCGTGGCGGCCTTCCGTGCGGCTCAGGTCGCGGACACCGTTTCGACGGTACTGGAGACCGACCCGCACCTCGTCGCCGTCGAGGCTCGTCGGCTGATGAACGCGCACAAGGTCGCCCCCTTCGGTGGGCGCATCTTCCTGGTCGGCTCCGACGTCGAGGCGGCCTGGCTCACCTCGGATCGTCTGGCGAACGCGGACAACATCGGCGACGTGTCGGCGGCAGTCCGCGAGGCCACCATCGGTCGGCTCGCTGGTGCGCCGGTCGTGGTCCACCCCGAGCTCGACCCCGGCGAGGCGTACTACTTCCACAAGAGCTCGTTCGTCATGGGCTCTGTGGCTCCGGTCGCCCCGCGCGGTGCAGTCGTCTCGGCGGCCACCAGCCGCAACGGCTATTCGGCCCGCTGGCTGATGGACTACGACCCGAACTTCCTGCGGGACCGTTCGGTCGTATCGAGCTTCATCGGGATCAACGAGATCCTCGATGAGCGGGACGCCAACGGCGACATCGTCGCCAGCCCGGATAACGTCCGCATCGTGAAGATCAACTTCACCAACGCGGCCACGGGCGGCTCCGTCCTTCCGTGATCCTGAGGTTCAGGAAACCCCCGCTTTCCGCTGACAGCGGAGGCGGGGGTTTTCCCGTACATGAGAGGATGGAGTCATGACAGCACTCGTGAGCATGTCGCAGTTCGCTACGTGGATCCGCCAGGATGTGGCCACGGTTGCTGCCGACCCCTTCGCCACCCTGGTTCTCCAGACCGCGACCGAGATCGTCTGCGACACCGCCCAGCAGCCGAACTGGGAGCTCCAGTCTCCTCCGGTTGTCGTGCCGCGCGCCGCTGTGCGCGTGTGCATGTTCCTGGCTGGCCGGACCTACCTCAACCCCGACGGCACTATCTCTGAGTCGGTCGGCCCGCTGAACGAGCGCCGCCCGGAGTCCATGGCACTGGCGGCGGCCAACATGCAACTCCTGCCGTCCGAGGAAGACCTCCTGCTCACCCTGGTGCCCGACGGCCCTGCTGGCCTGTGGATCCAGCCGACGACGCGCACCGACGCCGCCGAGGACGACACCGTCTACCTGCCGGATTCGAGCGGGTCTGACTGGTGGATCCCGTACGGCGACCCGAACACCACGCTCGCCTTCACTCCGGTGGTGCCCTGATGCAGGGGAACGAGACGATTCGCGTCAAGCGGCCCGCGCCGCTCGACTGGCAAGGCGACCCCACTGGGCCGCCGCAGGAGTTCGACATTCCCCGCTGCCAGCTTTGGCCGCGCACCAGCACCGAGAACGCGGCGGCCGGCCAGGTCATCATCGAGGGATGGAACGTTTACATCCCGCCCCGTTCTGTAAACACCGTGTACGCCACGGACACGGTATCGATCCGTGGCCTGGACTACAACGTGGTCGGAGTGCCGGGGAAGTACGACCTCAAGGGCAAAGACAAGGGCATGATCGTCGTCGTCTCGCGGACGGGTGAGTGACATGGCACAAGGTAAGAGCCGCGTAAAGGCGAAGTTCAAGCCGGACTACCGGGCGTTCCACCGGTTCGCCACGTCCGAGCAGATGCTCCAGCCCGTCTACGAGGCTGGCCACGACGTGCGCGAGATCGCCAAGACGATCGCGCCGCGCTCCGACGGCCCCGGCCCGCACTATGCCGACGAGTTCAAGGTCGACGCGAGTGCGGGCACGGTGAAGATCGGTCGCTTCTCCCGCATCATCGTGACCGTCGTGAACGAGAACAAGGCGGCGGCCCCACTGGAGTTCGGCAACCAGCACGTCAAGGCTCAGCACCCCCTGGGCCGCGCTGGCTCCATGGTCGGCGAATACCGAGGGAGCATGCCCGGTGACTGACAACCTGCCTCAGTACCCGGACATCGAGGATGCGCTCAGGACGCTTCTCCTGCGCGAGATCAGTGAGCTCAGCAATGCCGCTCAGGTCGGTGTGGACTTCCCCGCCGACAATGAGCCGCTGCCCTTTGTCAGGGTCGAGGAGACGTCGCTCGGCATTCGCACCAAGCTGACATATCGGCCCGTGGTCGATGTGGAAGTGCTGGCGGTCGGTCGGAACACGGCGAAAAGCCTGATCGGGAAGATCGACACGCTCCTGCTGGACTATCCTCACAGTGTGGTCATCTCGTCCGGCCTCGTAGTACTGGACACGGTGACCGTACCTGTGGTCCCTGCTCAGAGGCCGTGGGACAGTCCCAACGTCCGGCTTTACGCCGGTACCTACCAGTTCAGCGTACGCCGCTGATCCACCAGCGTGAAGGAAGGCCAACGTGGCGAGCTACGAAGACCTGAAGAACAAGCAGAACGAGCTCATTCGCAAGGCGCTCGAGGGCTCGGTGTTCATCGGCGACATCAGTGTCCCGGCGATCGACACCCTCACCGTCTACAGCGCGACTGCGACTGCCGGTGAAGTCGAGGGCTCCGCGACCCCGGTGAACATCGTCACCAGCGGCAACCTCGTCCTGAAGATCGACGGTACGCAGTACACCGTCGCCCTGACGACCGCAGACACCCCGACTGCGGCGGCCACCAAGGTCGAGACCGCCGTCGGCGCGGCTGGCTCGGCGGACGCCACCGGCAACTTCACCATCACCAGCGCGAGCACCGGCTCGGCCTCGAAGGTGGAGATCGTCTCTGGCACCGGCTCGGTCCTGGCGGACCTGAAGCTGACCGCTGGCCAGAAGAACACCGGTCTGGCGGCTGGCATCAACCTGAAGCAGCTTCCGTCCGGCATGGACGACCTGGGCTGGCTGTCCACCGACGGTGCTGCCTTCTCCCGCGACGTGTCCACCTCGGACGTGCAGTCGTGGGGTTCGGTCACCCCGACCCGGTCGGACGTCACCAGCGACACCAGCACCATGGCCGTCACCGCTCAGGAGACCAAGCTCCTGACGATCGGCCTGGCGACCGGTGCCGACCTGGCGGCGATCAGCCCCGACGCGAACACGGGCGAGGTTCGGATCGAGAAGCCGACCCGTCCGGCCAGCAAGCACTACCGCGCCCTGTCGGTCGCGGTGGACCTGGGCGACGGCGGCGAGATCTACGTCGCGCGGTACTTCCCGCGCGCGAAGGTCACCAACTACGCCGAGCAGTCCTTCGGCGGCGGCGACGACCCGATCGCCTGGGGCGTCACGCTGACCGGCGAAGAGGACAGCACCCTGGGCTTCTCGGAGTCCTGGCTGTTCGGTGGTCCGGGCTGGAACGCTCTCCTCACGGACATGGGCTTCACGCCGACCCCCTGATCCGTACTCTCGTAGCACCCTCGACGCGCTCTGGGCGGGCCGCGTCGAGGGTGCTACTCTTTTCGCATGGCTACTTACCCGAAGCAGTACGAGAAGAACGGCAAGACCAAGACGGCGTCGAACCGCCGCCAAGAGGTGGAGCTCCGCTTCGCCGGGTACCGCGAGGTCGTTGAGTCCGTCGAGTCCGCGCCCGCTCCGTCGCTCGCCGAAGCCACGAAGCCCGAAGCGGTGGCCGAGAGCAACGAGGCTGAGGTACCCTCGGAGCAGACCAAGACCAAGCAGAAGTCGCTGCCGCAGCGACAGAACTGAAGGAGAGCCCGCCCATGGCTGACGACAACGTCCGCACGCTGAACCAGCGCGTCAACACCAACCTCGATGAGCTCGAGCGCGACTCGAAGCCGAAGTTCGCCTTCGTGCTGGCCGGCAACCGCGTCGAGATGCTGGACCCGGCTGAGATCGACTTCAAGGATCTGATGACGATCGAGCACCCGGCGAACTTCCTGAAATTCGCGCTGACCGACGACGCCAAGAAGGTGCTGTCGGAGAACAAGCTCGAAGGCTGGAAGTTCAACCAGCTCATCAAGGACTACATGGAGTACTACGACCTGGACCCGAACGCAATGGGAAAAGACTGGCTTTCCTAGTCGGTCGCTACCGGGCCGAGCTCGAGTACGACTTCGCCGCGAAGCTCCCTGGGGTCAGCTTCAGGGAGCTATGGCGCAACCGGAAGTGGCGTCTCCTGCTGGACCTGATCGACCGACTGCCGCGCGACACGCACTACTGGCAGGCGATGACGTCGGATCCCGACCACGCTGCAATGCTGGTGGAGGCCCAGGAGCGCGCGGATCGCGAGGGCGCGAAGCAGTCGTCGGCCCCGCCGATGAGCACGTGGTCAGCCGAGGTCGAGGCACTGGCTGTCGCGACGGACAAGCTGAGCAACATCCTCTACGTCCTGCGGGCCACCAACGGCGACAAGCAATCCAAGCCGCCCAAGCCGATCCAGCGGCCTGAGACGGCGCTACCCCGCATCAAGGCGCAGAAGCGTCAGGAGAAGCACGAAGCGCTAGCTGCTAGACTTCTCGGTAGGTGACCGGCCAGATGCCCTGAGGAGGATCCGTGGCCAACGAGGGCGGATACTCCGCAGGGTCCATCTTCCTGCAGGTTGTCCCGTCGTTCAAGGGCTTCGAGGCCGAGGCGCGCAAGGTGGCCAAGGCCATGGAGCCCGTCATTGCCGACGGCATTGACGAGGGCACGAAGCAGGGAACAGATCGCGCCAAGGAGCACATCAAGGACGCCCTGGCCGGCCCTGAGACCAAGAAGAACGCGAAGGCTGGCGGTAAGCAGGCTGGCGAGGAATTCTCCGGCGCGTTCGAGGAGATGTTTAAACGGCGCGTCGGCAATGCGATCAAGGCGATCGGCAAGGACGCGGGCGAGCAGGGGCGCATCATTCGCTCCGAGCTCGAGAAGATCAAGGACGTCAAGATCGGTGTCGATGTCGACGCGCAGACCGCTCTTAATCGCCTAGGCGAGATCGAGCTCCGCGCGAAGATCCTGGGCTCAGTCTCCCCCACGATCGACGTCGAAGTCAACGCCAAGAAGGCCGCCGCCGAGCTCGGAGCGATCCGCAAAGAGATCGCGGCGATCGACGGCAAGAAGGCCGAAGTCAAGGTTGACGTCGATACCGCCAAGGCGTCGGCCAAGCTGTCCGCGTTCAACCGCCTGATCGGTCGCACCGGCTCGCA